CAATCTAAAGCAACATCATTGATTGCAGTTGGAAATACATTTTCCATAATAACTTCATAATACTTATCATTCTTTCCAAAACTCTCTGTACTATAATGTCGAATAACCATTCTACATCCGTATTCGTCTTTATAGCCAAGTTCGTATGGTAGCATTCCAATACCATCACCTTCTGGGTCGATAGCACTATAGGGCCCACCCTTTGTACTAAAATTTAAAACTCGTTGCATCCAGTTGTGAAAGAAAGTTACTATTTGATGATTACTATCAAGCATAAAACTAGCATTGATAGGTTGACCTTGCATTCTTAATGGGAATGTTGTTGTTAGTTGTGATACAGCTGTGAATTGACCTGTTTCAATTCCAATACCTGGAAAGTTTACACTATTGCAGAAAAATGAAAATTCTCTCGATGGGTCAATATTAGAATTAGTTTCTGGACCCTTTGAAATAATAACTTCGAATAAGTTACCTTTGGCAGGGCCGCCATACTTATCCATTGTAGTTTTAAATTTACTAATACTAAATGACATATTTTTTTTACCTTGTAACCATTCTTCTGCTGTCTGCGTAAACTTTCTGTTTGCTTGCCTTTTCGAACTGTGCTAATGGTAAGAACAATGCAATATCCCATTCTGTTGGGTTAATGTAAATAAAACGAGATTTCAGTTGTTTATTTAAGTATTGCTTAAGCGCTGGTTTAAAAAACCTATACTTAGCTGCACTTTGTAATAAATCGTAACTTAAACCTAATCTAGTACTCTCGTCATATTTTTTATTGTTCGTAATACCATATAGCGCGTCCATTAACTGAGCACGCATTGTAGGTGGTAAATAGTGAAAGTTAATTCCCATAAATCCACCCTTAGTTTTATTTATTGGGAAAATGAGTGGGAACCTGTCATAATATGGAAGTGTGTCTTTATGTTTAGGGTCGTAAGCAAATGTATACATCATACCAGGTTCAATCATACTTTTAACACGGTCTGATTCTTTTAATCCAGTTGTAATCATTGAAGCACCAGATATACCTGAGCTTCCACTACCTGTTTTGCTAATTTTTTGTGCTTGGTCTCTGTACCAACTTCTTGCTGCTTTAGAACGAGCAGGCATCTCACCAGCACGAATACCTTTTACCAATATATCATTAAATATTGTGGTACCACGATGAGCACGACCTTGAGCTTGGTTTCTCGCCTCTCGTAATAATAGTGCATAATTTGTAATGGCCATTACTTACCTGCTATTCCGTCTTTTTCTGTCATAATTACAAACTGCCAACCTCGGTCTGCACAATATTGTCGAGCTGCTTTCCATTTAGCGCTATTAATTCCATAATTCTTAACCTCGTTAAGATATCTTCTCGACACACGACCAGTCGGTGTCTTATTTTTATTTGCTGGATTTGGTGGAAGCGTTTGTTTATATGGTTTGATTTCAATCATAACCGTACACTTTTTACCATTTCCATCATATTTATGGACAATTACGTCAGGAAAGTATCTATGTACTCTGCCATCTATTGGCGACCTATATGGTACAATTACTTCTTCAGATTGCCACCATATTACATCTTTATGTTTATCAAGCCAAGAAAATACATTTCTTTCCCACCAAGACCTATAAATAATCTTAGTTGGGTCACCTTTATACTTCTGCGGGTTTGATGGTTTAAATCTACCTTTATATGCCATAATCTATTTGTCAAACCTCGTATAAATAATCTAAAGTGTCCAATTACTATTTATTACAACGAGACAACTATGAGTTCAAGACCAGAATTAATAAAAGAACGAAGAGAAAGCGCTAAGTTTGCAAAGTTTGCTTTTCCAGCTAAAAAGCCCATGCCTCATAGTATACTAATGACTTTCGAGGAATACGACTATCAAACATACATATCTAGTATAACAAAATCTGGAGAACAAAACCCAAACTTAAGTTTTGTACCTGATATTAAATCTCGAGCTGAAATATCTAATACCTCAACAATAGAACTTCCGTTTCCGAGACAATTAACAGACAACAATAATATTAGAGTACAAAGTTTTGAAAGAGATTTTATGTATGAGCGAGCAGCGTCATATGTTGCGGGAATGGCTGATGGTGGTTTAGGAGAAACGGCAGGACAAATCATGGGTGCTTTAGAGTCAGGTCTTAAAGGTGTAAGAGCTGGCAGTAAACAGTTTTTTGAAGCGCCTTTAACGGCTATTAAAAACGGACTTGCGCAAATAGAAGGTGTTTCTTCAGAAAAAGCTGCTGCCATGGCTGGGTACTTAGCAAGAAATATTATCGGTGGAGATTTATCTAGAACAATTAGTGCTGTAACAAATAGAGCAGTTAACCCACAAGAAACATTATCGTTTACTGGTGTAGATTTACGTAATTTTAGCTTTTCATGGGATTTGTTTCCATCTAATAAAGATGACACTGACGAAATCACAAGGATTGTTAATTTCTTAAAAGCTAGATCTCTACCTGAAGTAGAGGATGGTGGAAGCGAACAATTTTTAGGTAGAGCATTTTTAAAATATCCAGATATTGTATCGCTTAATTTATTGGGTGTAGACGAAAGTAAATTTACTAGATTTAAAAGATGTATGATTAGTAACGTAACAGTAGATTATGGCGGTGGAAGCCAAGTTTCAATTATTAAAGGCGGTGTTCCTGCTACAGTTACATTATCAGTAGCGTTTAGTGAAGTGCAAATTCAGACTCGTGATGATTATGAAACTAAAAAAGAACCACCACCACCTGCTGTTAACACGATGATGGCTTAATTGGAGAAATAAATGAAATATTTTGAAAACTTTCCAATAATCGAATACGAAGGCCGTAGAGTTCGTGATATTTCTAGGCGCAGTAATTTTATACGTGCTGTAAGTAACAATCCTTATTTGTATTATCCTTATACAGTTAGTGAAGGCGAGCGCGCAGAAGATATAGCACAGTTTTATTATGGGTCAGTCGATTATGTGTGGCTTGTGTATATGGCAAATAATATTATCGACCCATATTATGAATGGCCGATGGACCCACAAACATTTAATGACTACTTAGTAGCAAAATACACGGAAGAATCTGGAGAGGTCGGTGAAGATGTTATTGATTGGACTCGAGACCCTAATAATGATGATAACATCATATTCTACGTGAAAAAGGTATAACAAATGGCAGCAGTAGACGAAATTTTATTAGCACCTGAATCGTTTCGTACAATCTATCTTCGTAGAGAAGACAGAGTCATTTTGCGAACAGAACAAGGTGCAAAAATTATTATTAAAAGAATTATTCCAGAAGAATGGGAACCTTATCGTATATACGAATACGAAGAAACATTGAACAATAATAAGAAAGAAATTTATTTGTTCGATAAAGATTTTCTTGGTCAACTTACTCAAGATTTTGAAGCTGCAGTGAGTGAATAATTATTATGGCAGACGGAACTTTCAATCCATCCAGATGTGTAATTAAAAAAGCCGAATTAATACCTTACGGCCAAGAGAATAATGGCACGCCAAAAGATATTAAGGATATGATTGGCCAATTTAGTATACAACAAAGTATTACTAGTGTTTCGTTGGTTGGTACATTAACCGTTTTAGATAATATCGGCCTATTGCAAAATTGGCCACTTCGAGCAGAAGAAGAATTAAAATTAGAAATTTTTTGTTTTGATTTACAAACAACTATTAAATTAAATTGCCAAATTATTAAAATACAAAGTATTGATATTAAAGAAGATATTCAAGGCATGGTTTACGACCTTCAGTGGATTGGTAAAACAAGTTATGAAGCAGGAAAAAGAAGTGTTATAAAAGCTTTTATTGATAAACCTGCATCAAGTATAGTAGTGGATTTATTCAAACAATATTTTAGTCAACTAACAAATGCTACTGATGTAAATGAAAATAATCTACCAGAAGGAACTAAAGTTTACAATATAGCTAATGACCCAGGCCGTAAATTATATGTTGAAGAAACTAAGAAAAATATGTCTGTAACTATACCAGACTATATGCCATCTCAAGCTATCGGCTTTGTAGCTAATCGCGCGTTTAGTTCTAAAAGGTCTCAAACAGCTTCGCTATTTAGATTTTTTGAAAATTTTGATGGATTTTATTTTGTAAGCGACGAATGGCTTTATGAATATGCTAAAAAGCTTAACATTGCAAAGAAAATGGAATATCGACCTTTTGTTAATTTAGATGGCGCAAATCCATTAGAACAAATTAATGGTCTTACTACATTTTCTAATAATCGAAGATCTGATGTTGGTGAAGAGTTGATGGGAGGATCTTATTATAATACAGTTGTAGAAATTGATATTTTAAGAAGAACATGTATAAGGCACGATTATAGTTATTTAAAACAATTAAAGAAAGAAGAATTTAATGATGTTACAGGTAATAAAGCAACGTTAGATACTGATACACATTCTGAAAAATTTATTGAAGAAACTTTTACACCAGAAAATGCTCGTCAATTTTATTTAATAAGAGATTATAGTGATAAAGTTGGCGCATATAGACCAGACGCACAAATAAGAGAGTTAACAGCAAGAAGAAATATGTTTGCTCGTCATGCGGCATCTACACAATGCTCTGCTACTACTGCTGGCCGCCTAGATATACAAGCAGGTCAAATTATTGATATTCTTATGAGAGAAGCAACTCCAGGCACACAAGAAAAACAACATTCACAATTAAGTGGAGAATATCTTGTGCATGGAGTAAATCATTTAGTAGAAGATGGACAACTTGTTACGGCTTTAAATTTATCAAAATATGGATTTGCAGGTGCAGGTGCAGATAAAAGACGAGTTCAAGCTAAGAAATTTACAGGGAAATTTATATAATGAGTAGAGGAATGGGAATACAAAATCCTATGTTTTTCATGGGAGTAGTAGAAAATAATGTTGACCCGACATTACAAGGTCGTGTACAAGTTCGCGCGTTTGGTATTCACGGCAGAAACGATGATTCAGAAATTCCAACTGCAGCATTACCCTGGGCAGTTTGTGTAGCAGGTAATTTTGACCCAAATAATCCAGTACCAAAATTAAATTCATTCGTATTTGGTA